CCCGTCGCGGGTTGAGGGCGTTGTCATACACCACAGTGGTGTAAAGGACGGTCCTAGTGGGGCGGTGGCGGTGCAAGCCTTTGAGGCTCACCATATGACCACCCGCGGGTGGTCATCCATTGCGTACAACTGGCTGGTTGACGTGGATGGCACGATTTACGAGGGGCGCAGGAAGGGTGCCGTGGGGGGTGCAACGAAGAACTGGAACTTCAAGACGGAGGCGGTGTGTTACATCGGGGATGGTGATGAGCCGTTGCCGCACGAGGCGGTCAACGGGTTGAGGTCCGTCATCGGCTACTTGCAGGCGGAGTACGGTGGTGGCCTATGGGTGAAGGCGCATCAGGATTTCGCTTCTACGACCTGCCCGGGGACTTGTCTCTACGACTGGGTGTGTACAGGGACTCCTGCTGTTGTGGCGCCGGGAGGCGTCGCACCTCTGGTGGACTGGGACGAGTTGATTCGCTTCTTCTTACTCGTCGGGAGCCAGTTGTTGATCTACCCGTTGAAGAGGGGCGCGCGGGGATCAGTGGTGAGGCTGGTGCAAGAAGCGTTGAACCGCAAAGGGTTCAATGTCGGGCACGTTGACGGCGTGTTCGGTTGGAGGACGAAGCGTGCTGTGCGGAACTTCCAGCGCAGCCGTGCAGTCCTGAAGGCAAACGGGGTTGTTACCAAGGCGACTTGGGACGCTCTGTTCTTAGGGTAGGAGGTACATTCCATGCCCAAGGGTAAAGGTTACGGAACATTTGAGGAGACGTTCGGCAGTCAGGATGACCAGCCGTACGATTCCACATCGTCGTTCAACATGTGGGACATGAGTCAGAAGGCCAAGAAGGCCGCTGCTTATCTCCGCAAGATGGGATTGGGGAACGCCAACAGCGGCGGTCGCCCCTTCGGCAAGTAGTGGCTGGCAAGGGCCGGAAGCGGCCGAAGCCCCGGTACTGAAATGCCGTTGCGACGTGGCACGTCTAGTAAGGTCGTGGGGCACAACATCGGCAAGTTAGTTGCCGAGGGTTACCCCCAAAAACAGGCAGCAGCCATCGCCTTGAAAAAGGCGGGGCGCTCCAAGGAGAAGCGAGCATGAATCCGCACCTAGCCGACAAGGTTGAAAGAGCAGCCGCTACCTTTACTCAGGCATTCCTGAGCGTCTTCGTCATCTCTGACCTGTCCACCGCCCGAACTGCGCTCGTTGCCGCCGGTGCGGCAATGCTCGCTCTGGTCAAGGCGTGGGCCAAAGAGGTTTTGGATAGCCGCGCAAAGTAATGGACACGGAATGGGATGCGTTCCTTGCTGAGCATGGTGATGACATCACCACGTCGGTGCGGGAATCGTTCACCCTGAACACCCACCTGTTCGACATAAACGATGGCACCCATGCCGCATGGCACGGCAACCGTTTGGGGGCGCTGGTGGTGTTCACGGAGGACGAAGCGGAACATCTCGCTTCGGAGGAGTTTCGCCTGCGGGAAGGCTTCGCTTCGATGCCTGCTTTCCGCGAGTTCCTTGGCAGGATGTTGGAGGACTTGACTACCCGGGCGGTGGAGAGCCGCTTCGGGGATCCCATGGAGACGTAGGCAACTCCAGTCCTAGGGCGTCGGCGAGCAACTGTCTTCCCTCGTCGCGGCGACGTGCCACTGTGCTCTTCGGGATGCCGGTGTAGTACTCCACCTCGCGTAGCGACATGGACTGCATGTAGATGAGTCGGACGACGGTCGCGCAGTCTTCTGACATGGATTCCAACGCGTCAATGACGGCCTCGCTGAGATCTGATGCTGCTTCCGGTTCCAGTTGGTTGCGTTCTCTTACGTCGGCGCTCTCGCGGATCTCAGCACCCGGGGCGGCACGCAGCAACGCGTCCCACTCGTTTTCAGGCAGGTCGCTGTGCGACAGCGCATGTTCGGCGGCGACTGGCAGGTGGAGACGCCAGTTCGACGGGTCAACTGGGATTACTTTTCGTGGCATGGCCTCTGGTCAACGGGTGGCGATAGGAACTCTTCCCCGATGACCCGCGTGTTCTCCGGATCGTAACCCGAAGCCTCACCTTTTTCCCACGCTTCGTCGTGGTCGATCCATCCAAGGATCTCCACGGCACGGAACTCCGGCGCGACGGGGCGCACCACCCACAGCAGCAGACCTTGCCCCAACTGACGACGCCGCACAGCGGCGTTCGTGCTGGTCCGTACCCGGCGCACTTCAATGTCGTGCCCAACGTCGGGAAGGTGCTTGTACGTCTTGTGGTCTGACTTGTGCCAGACGTGTCCGGACCAATACTGGTTGGTGAGTTTGGCGACGGCGAGTTCGCCGACGCATGCTGCGACCTGCGCTGTGCGGTCGTCTTCCATGCGTTTCTTGTCGTAGTGGGCTGCGTCTCGTTTGCCCCAGTTTTCAATGAAGCGCCGGGCGCCGACGTGGGATGCCCATTCGTACTCCCACGTCTCCAGTTCTACAAGAATCACTAACCCGCACCCTCTGCTGCCATAAGGGCTTCCTTCGACATGGGTATCCCCTCTTTGAGAGTGGGCCATGGCGATGGATGCAACTCGCCTGCACACATCTCGCCAAGGTAGTAGCGGCGTAGACGAACGTCTGCGTAGAGTTTCGTCATATAGTTTCCCGGGTCGCTGCTGTTGGTCACCGTGAACGTAAGACGACCGCTATCCGTCGGGTACAGACTGACGGTCCAGTCGTCTAGGTGAACTTTGTAAGGAATCATTTTTACTCCCGTCATAGTTTCGTTGCCTCCACATGGTAGACCATCCGGTCATCCGGATAAGCGACCCCTGTCAGGCCATCTAGGGTTGCTTTGATCGCATTGTCGACGTCGAACGTCAGCGACGTCGTGGCACCGGGCATCTCTTCGATCTCTACGGTCTGGCGGTCCTTGTGGTAGGCGATCCTGACAAGGACCGGCCCCTCAAACATCGGCCCGTCGTACGCATCGGCGACGGTCTTCTCGTAGGCGAGGGTGTCGGCGGGGGTGTAGACGCGTCCCCGGCGTGTCATCCGGGGACGCTTCTTGGGGCGAGGTCGCCCTTCAACTATGAAACCGTAGGACTTCATGGGCGGCTGCTCCTTGTTGATTCGCACGCTTTGATTGCTAGTCGTCGTAGTTGGTGTTCCTGATCGGCGCGTCCTGTGAACTTGCGGGTGTGGTTGTTGTCTACGTCGATTAGCCACTGGACTATGCTGCCTAGAGAGTGGCCGTCACCAGCGGCTGTTCCTGCGAAGTGGAATAGCCAGCCGTGGCGTCCACGGCCGCGTCCCTGATTGGGGACGAAGACCCCCTCAGGGGGGCCTTTTTCATACAGTTCTTTCAAGACTCCCCACATCCGGTTGTCGGTTGCCCCGCCACGGGGCGCCATGACAACGGGGGGCACCTTCTTCAAGAGAGCCGCCGCCTTGATGTCGGCGACCCGCGCCCGACAAGTGTTCGCAGCGTGCAGGAAGTCCTCCAACGAGAGGGGCTGCCCGTCTTCGTCAAGGATGACTTGACGGTCGTGTCGTTTACGCGCCCCCCAGTAGGGGAGCCGGACGAAGTTGCCGGGTGGTCCCAGCAGCCACTCGCTTTTCGGGAACGGCGAGTCGGTGGGGACGTTGGAGATTTCTTCGGCCGCTTGGAGGCAACGTCGCATGTCCGCAGCGGAACACCACGTGTCGGCGAACACCCAGACGTGCACCCCCCCGGATCTGGTGCGCTCCACCCACGACGGGATGTCTTGGACGCTGAGGATCGTGCGAAGGCTGCTGGCGTAGTCCATCACCTCGTCTTCAGTTCCCTGACCCGCATGGGTGTCACCTGTGGCGTCGATGTCGATGCACCCCCACGAGCACATCCACAGGTCTTTCCGAACGGTGGGGTAGGAGCGAATGGTGGCACCGTCACGCTCTTCTTCGATCCAACCGCGCGGTCCGACGTGTTTGTTCGTCGGGTCGTACACCATTGGGAAGACGCCCAACGCTATCTCACCGACGAGGTGTCGCCGGAAGTGCGTCAGGGTCAGGTCTTCCCACACGGTGTGGGGCCGGTCACCGGATTCGCCCCATGCGTGGGGGAATCCGTGGAAGGTCATGTGGAACCATGACGTGAGGTCACCCATCGTCTAGCGCCTGTTGAGTCCACGCTTCTTGCCACGGGTCCACGAGGGTGCCTGCTTCGGTGATTTCCATGTTCAGGGACACCTTACGCCCGTCGAACCTCTTGTTCTTGACAAGTGCCACACCGAACGTCGATTCCAACCGTTGACGCTCATCGTGTTCCAACCCGGGTTCTTCGTGGGGACGCCACACCGTAATCATAAAGTGTGCGAGGTCTTCCCCGCCGTATCTCCCCGCTTCGATCCCTAGAGCGGCCCCGCGTGAGGCCGATCCCCGGGATGCTTGGTGGACGACGATGGTCGCTGCATCGTTCTTCATGCCGACGTGTTTCAACGCTCCGATCTTCGCCGGGTCGTCTCCCAAGTCGGGACCGTAGAGTTGGGATGCGAAGTCCCACACGAACACGTCGGGCTTACGTCCGAAGTGTTCGCCGCTCCATGTCCCCAGCATGTGGTCGACGGCCGACACCATGTCGAAGTCTTGCGCTCCGCCGCGGCGCAGCGCCGTCTGGTAATGACCAA